AATGCGGGTATCGGAGACTATGGGAAAAACATTTCTGCGGTAATGCGGATCAACAACAAGGTATATGCAAGGCTTTCTCCGATTGCTTTCACCTACTATGCCGATACTACAACCGATATTGGGAACGGGCGTGTAGCAAAGGAAATAGAGCGCATATTAACTCACTTCGGACAGTAAACAGGAGGTAACAACAATGAAACCCAAAAAGAGCAACAATCGTTTTCAGCTAATCTATTCTGTCCGCCAGGGCAATTTCAGGGATAATTACTACACCGACGGCAAGGGACATTCCTTTCGAGTGTCTATCTACCTGCCGTCTAACAGGATCTTCACGGCGGTTCCCGTCGATCTCGAACCGACTATACCGACATTCGGTAATTTTTAAGACAATAGGCAACCTCCAATATATTGACCCCTGCTTCGGCAGGGGTCTTTTTTATTGCCCAAAATACCCGCCCTTTCTATCAAAAATCTTTTATGCCGTCTAATTTGCGCTGTATTGCGTTTCTCGCGTTTTCCTATACCGTATTCGTTTCCACCGCTACTCGACAAAATAGGGGCAATTCTGGTGATTTTACGGCTATACTAAACGCCCCGCGGTAGGTACGGAGCGCTTAGTGGTGGTAAGAGGTTGTATGAAAGAATGGATTTGTTTACTCAGGTGGAATATCGTCCCACGGGTCATCAGGCGGGACAAAGTTATCGTCCCAGGGGTCGATCTCGTCGGATATTCCGCTCGTCTTATTATCGCTGCTTTCTGCGATATATCTCTTTGCGATATCGTCAGCGCTGTAATCATCGGCGGGGTCGTGTGGAGTGCTGACAACGTGTTCTACCTCGTCTCGCATTCCGTAAAAGTTCTTGCCCAAGAAGATACCGCTTGCAGGGTTGATCTTGCCGTTCTGCATATAATCTTCCCAAAGGGAAGTCATAATATTACAAGCCGTTGCAATGAGCTGCTTAACCTCAGGACTTGCACCGTTGTTTGTATATCCTAATCTTGCGCCTATCGGACTCGGCTTGTCGTCTCGGATAGAACGCATTATCTTAGGATCTACGCCCAAAGCCATAGACAGCCCCGTCATAGTCGGTTTCTGATCCCGTTCTGCCATTAGCTTGAAATAAGCGACTATCCTACTTTCTACGTCCTCAGCATCAAGGAAGTTTGCTTTCTTTCTACCGATTGCCTGTACTTCCATAGCCGTTGTCAGGAACTTTGCATTGTCCCCAGGTTCTATGTTTACTAAAGGGTCAGATACGGATCCCTTGCGAATACCTCCGCGCTTGCTTGCCATTATGTCAGCCCCCTTTCGTCCGCTACCTCTTTCTCGAAGTTCTTAACGATTGCCCAAAGCGTCCGTTCCCTCAGTCCTGTCTCTTCGACTGTAACAGCAATCCCCTCTTTGAGATTTTTACCAGACGAATAAACAGACTCCAGAAGTTTGCGCTCAATATCAGGCAAACGCTTAAGTGCTGTCTCGCAAATGTCTATGTTGATTGTGGTAGTTTCTGAAAGTTCCTCAGCAGGGCTTTCTTTCAGTTTGATATATTGGCGCATCATGTGCCCTACATAATCACTGTAATAGTTCCTCATGCTTAAAGCCTCCTTTCTGCCACAATAACACATTTGAGAACGATTTTCAATTTTCGTCCTCTTTCTCCTGTTCTGCGATATACTTTTCTATCTGTTTTTCAAAGCGTTCGTCAGGAGCATAACCGTAGACAGCCAAGTCTTTACTTCCTAAGCAACCGTCCATAGTCTTAAGGATCACATAGCCGTTTTCCTCTTTGTCCTCAGTAGTTCCACCGTCTCCGTTCTGCATATTGTGATAGTGGATTTCCCCGCCCATTACACAAAGGCTGTCGTGCCTTTCGTCACCGATCCTGTGTATGCGTCCGTCCGATTTATCCATGACAAACAGTCGTGACAACAGATTGCAATAGTGGTCGTTCCCCTCTTTGATATCAGGTCGTGTCTTGAGCGTCCTTATCTCTTCGTCTCGGAATTTGATTATTGCGTCATAGAACGCATCGGAATTAAACTTAGGTACTACTGTCGGTGCTTCCTCAATCAGCCTCACTGTGTTGAACCTGCCGACAACCTTCTTCTCATTAAGTTTGGAAATAAGTTCGTTCGCATCAATCAATCTGACTTCGCTCATTCTCAATCCCCCTTTCTCGCTCAAGCACGTCTAACCTTGCTCGAAGTACATACACCCCTGCTCGCTTGTCCTCATATTGTCTGAACGTGATATAGTCGGATATCCTGTCACCAATATTGTGCCGTGTTTCAAACTTCCTCCGTTCTATACTACGATCTAACCCAAATAGTTCGACTTCGTACATAGGAATTAAATACTCAAACTCAAGGTGTCTGACATTGTGTCGCTCTTCCTTGATAACAGGAAGAGACATTGTTGCTATTTCATGCTCGTTCTTCCTGTCAGGATAACATTTGTAATACAGTTTTTCTACTAATCGCTTAATCATTGTTTGTCCTCCATTAAATCAAATATACTGATCTGATCTGAACTGTTCTTCGGCATTTCCATATATTCAACGGGGCTTGTATCTCCCATAGCGTATCTTATTCGAGCGTCAGCAATAGGTAAGTATTCTTCCGTCAGTTCGATACCGATATACTTGTAACCAGCGTTCCTGTCCCTGTTCTCGTACATTGTCGCCTTGCCCGTACTACCGCTGCCGTTGAACGGATCTAACACTATACCTCCCTTCGGTGTAACAAGTCTTACAAGGTGTTGCATCAACTCAGTAGGCTTGACAGTAGGGTGCGTGTTCTTTCTGATCTGAATGCTGTTCATTCCGCCAGCCTTAAGGTTCTCTTCAATATTTCCCCTTTTCAGTTCGGCTTGTGCTCTATTTGAGTATGCAAGTGGTCGATCTTCAAACTGTTCTAAGCCCTCGTCTCGGTCTCTCTTGCTTGCCTTAGCACAATAAAAATATCGGGAAGCGCTTTCTTCGGCTGTCTCAGGCATTCCGCCGCATACTTCGTCTTTGTCAGTATCGTCATACGTCAGGATAACGTTTGCAGGGAAGCGTCCATTTACAGTAAATTCTAAATCTTTACCTGAACCATCCAACATACCTATCCCTGTATCACCTTTTTCGTGATTATCTATTTTTTGTGGCAATGAACCTGCACCTTTATATGTTCTTTCCTCAACACCTACCCTGCATTCGTCTATATTGATACCGCCTACACCATATCTCAGTACGTTATCAACACATGAACCTTCGCAAGGCTTACGGGCTACAATAACAGGTTCGTAAGCGGGCTTCAGTGTCGTTCCCCATCCATCCCACTGCTGCCCTTCTGCTGTCTGATAGTCCACCTTGTCAATCCTTAAGTGCTTATCTTCCCAATAGTTAGATGACCTAAAACCCTGTTCTTTTGAGAGTTTTCCCATGCCCCAATCACCTGTTGCTACCATTTCACCCTTTAACTTGCGAAAATCTTGCGTGTTAGCACTTCCGTTTATCAGCTTGCTTTCAACAGCCTTGCCCAAATTCATGCTTTTAGGAAAACCTGAACCATATAGCCACATAATCGTGTCTCTGATCTCAAACCCCGCATCTTCAATCGCACATGCGATTCTGTGGAATGTTCGGCTACCGCCAAATGCAAGAAGATAACCGCCAGGCTTAAGAACGGTATAGCACTGTCTCCATGTACTCGCTTGAAACGCTATCCCTGAGTTGTCCCAACCCTTATTCATAAAGTTTAGTTCGTAAGGCGGGTCCGTAACAACGCTGTCAATGGACCCTGGGGCAATTACGTTTACCATATCAAGCATTGAGCCGTGATATAACTTAAACTCGCCTGTTTCACTGTATAACTTCATCTTGCATCCTCTATTACGATAAATATGTATCCGTTCTCTGCCCACTTCTTTTCCGCTACCAACTGAACTATCAAGGCATCGTCCTTAAGGAAACTCATTTCGGTTAAACAGTCCAGCATCAATTTGAGCATATTATCCAAATCAGGTCGGGTGTCTTTCCACCCTTTCCTGATCTTTCTCTTATCCTTAGTCGGAATGCCCAACTTTACTGTCAGCCTTACGGGTGTCTCTATCGGTTCGTCAGGAACGTATTTTTTCATTGCCCACTCGATAGTACGTCTGGCTTGAGTGACTTCGTGTTTCTCGTAGAAGAACGGTCTACCGTGAACTACTCTTACACCCTTTTGCTGTGCCGTAATCGTAGGTGGGTCAATATTCAAAAGCATCATTATTGGGTTCATATTTACCTCAGAACTCGAACGGCAAGCCCATATCCTCTAAGTCATCTGTACTTATCTGCGATATATCGGGCTGTTGTGCGATTTCGTGAGCCTCTTCTGTTACAGGGTTTCTCATTTCCTTTGTCTTAAAGTCAAGGATATCAAAGTCCTGTACAACGATCTCGTAATCAATCCTCTTAACGTCGTTCTTATCAACGTATTCGCTTGTTACAAGGCTACCGCTAATAGATATCTTCGCTCCCTTATAAGAGTGATTGACTAATGCCTCAGCACCCTTGCCCCATATTACGCAAGTGAAATAATCACTCTCGTTCTTCTTAAGCCTCCTGTCTACTGCTATGCGGAAACGGCAATACTGACTGTTAGCCGTTTTCTTAAGGGTCAAATCCTGTACTACTCTTCCTGTCATTACTACACAATTCATATCATTTCTCCTTTGGGTGTCTTATTGTAAGATATGC